CATCACTGTCGCCATCTACAGTAGTATGATTGGGTGCAATTTGCAATTGCATCTTACCATTGTTATCACCTTGTGTTGGTTTACTGAAACCAAAGATACTGGCTGTAACAGCAATTCTGTCTGAAATCCAAGAAGCTGTTCTAGCATAACCACTAATAAGTGGTATACTGGACATTTCTTTAAAACTTCTAGAGAAAGCTGCCGCAACACTAGAAATTGGACCGTCTTGCTTGTTACTGAGTTCCATATCAGAAACGCCAACAGTCTTCTTCCGTCCTTTTGACATATTATTACCAGCTTGTGCAGATGACGCTCCAAAGAGCTTAACATCATGCAAACTAGCATAAATTGTGTAACCAGCAGTAGCTGATCCAGTGGGTGTTACTAAAGGTGAATAAGCGTTAAGATTCAAAAATCCTAACATGCTTTCATCTGAAGAAGATAAAATATTGTTTAAAGGCCAATAATTCCTAACTGAAACATATGGAATTTCTAATTCTGCCGTGGTGTCTGTGGCTAAATCGAATTCGACATGAGGTATGGTAGTTCTCTGAACTAAAGTGGCGTTGTGCATATTATTGACAACTATATTTTTCAAGTTAGATGTAGTATTTGAAGCCCCACACATAGGTGTCCAAGAAAGTATGTATCTACCTTGTTGGAAGGGGTTCGCATTAACAACAATCTTAAATTTCATAGTCATCCTAATGCCAAGAAAACCTGCTAACTTCTGTCTCCACAAAAATGCTTTGCTGGACATAAGTGCCGAATAGGGCATGGAAGAACTACTGAGAAAAGTATAACCGTCAGTAATAGCAAATGTTCCCTGACTATATACAATAGGCTTCTTGAGGAAATCAAGTAAGCTTTCAATTGAACTCTGAGAATCATTAATGTTTGATATAGCATTGTCCATATCAGCTCTGAAAGACATATCTCTCACAACCTTTTGGCCATCTGCTACAAATTGTGTCGTGCCGTTGTCACCCTCTTCAGGGCCTACTTCGGTCATCACACGGGTCGGTGCTGGATCTGAAACAAATCCTGATGTTGTTGCACCACTGATAACAGTGGTGGCTGTTTGGAGGTTAGGCTCTCCTGCGCCGTTATTATTATTATTAGCAAGTCGTTTTAAGAGTTACAATAGACTTATAATGCAACAATTTGAAATTTCTCTATTTATGAATGGGGATGCCATTATCCTGTTTGAGACGGTCTCCTAAATAGGCAGGATGAACGACCAGCAGCACTACTCGCATGCGAAATTTCGTCTACATGCTTGAGCAAGATCACACTGATCGGGCGGGCTTCGGGCCCTAACCTTTATAGATGGCTAATCTAGCGGCATAACGCCTGGCACTTTATACTCATGCTTAGGAGATAAACTTCCTATTTAAAGAAAATACGACTGTGATATCGTTTCCTCGTATATCACAGAGTACCTACTGGAGTACGTACCATTGGGTTCTACACCTGGTAAATACTTTTCCAACATGTCCATCAATTGTGGGACAAACTCATCAAATACTTCTTCACCATGTAAAGACAGCTCTCTGAAAGCGCTCGTGACCATGTCGGCTGAAATTTGTTCACTTTCTGGACCCTTACGAGTCCAATGAAGGCATCCAAAAATCGACTCCATCTCTATTGGAGCAACAAATCTATTTAATTTGCTATCATACCTAAAACTCCTTTTAAGAAAACCAACCTCTGAAATAGGTCTAGCCGTCACTTTAGACTCCACTTTGAGTTCAGTGGTGTAAGTTTGACCAAATTCT